TCCCACACGACTGACTTGGCGGTGGACTTTGGACGGAAGGTGCGTAACTTGATCGCCTCTCCGCGTTTCAGAGAGATATTCCCAACCTTAGAGCTGGCAAAGGATTCCAAGAGTGCTGGACGCTGGAACACCTCAGTAGGAGGAGAGTTCTTCGCGTGTGGTGTGGGTTCAGCCCTTGCGGGGCGCGGTGCTCACTTATTAATCATTGATGATGCTCACTCAGAGCAGGATGTGCTTAACGGTAACTTTGAGGTGTTTGCGAAAGCCTATGAGTGGTACACCTACGGAGCCAGAACACGACTGATGCCTCAAGGCAAGGTGGTGATCGTAGGAACCCGCTGGCACATGGATGACCTGATCGGGCGCGTGATTAAAGACATGACTAAGAATGAGTTGTCTGACCAGTACAAAGTGGTTGAGTTTCCTGCCATGATGGAGGCGGCTAACGACGATGGCTCTGTGTATTTTAAAGCACTGTGGCCTGAGTTCTTTGACATGGAAGCACTGGGGCGTACTAAAGCCTCCATGCCGCTATTTCAGTGGAACGCTCAGTTTCAACAAAACCCCACCGCAGAAGAAGGTGCGCTAGTTAAACGAGAGTGGTGGCGGGACTGGGCAGAGGACGAGCCGCCTGATGTTGAATATATTATAATGACGCTGGATGCCGCAGCCGAGACCCATAACAAGGCTGACTTTACTGGTATTACCACATGGGGTGTGTTCTGGCATGAGCCAGATGACAGGCATTACATTATCCTGTTAAATGTAATCAAAGAGCGGTATGAGTTCCCTGAGTTAAAAAGGAAGGCGTTAGAGCAGTATGATCGGTGGGAACCAGACTCGTTCATTGTGGAGAAAAAGAGCGCAGGAGCTGCGTTGTACCAAGAATTGCGGAGAATGGGCATCCCTGTGAGTGAATACACACCTCACCGTGGCTCGGGCGATAAAACAGCAAGGTTGAATTCTGTCACAGATATAGTAGCATCGGGTACTTGTTGGGTTCCTAGAACCAGATGGGCCGAGGAGTTAGTGGATGAAGTGGCAAGTTTCCCTTTTGGGTCTAACGATGATTTGGTCGATTGCACGGTCATGGCTCTAATGCGGTTCCGCTCTGGTGGCTTTATACGGCTACCTTCCGACATGGAAGAAGAACAGCGATACTTTAAACCCAAAAAACGAGCGTATTACTAATGGCTGGGATTGTTGACGCTTTATATAAAAAGGTAGACCCTGATATACGGCTTTACCTTGAGTTTATGTTTGGTAAAGACACTACAATCACCGAGGACGATTTCACAGCAGAGCAACTTGACCGCATACGCGATAGTGTTGACGCTAAAGTTAAGAGACAGCAGAGGGAATACGAGCGAGAATCATTGCAAAGGGACGGACTCGCTGTCCGCCATTATGGTGCGACATTGGATAAAGAAGGGAACCTGATATTTTCAGATGCCGAAGACGAACAGTTATATGACGAAGCTATTAAAAAACCGCTTGTTGAACCTGACAGTAAGAGGGTGATAATGGGGTACGGTGACCACCCGCGTGAATCTGTGGAACTGACGAAAGATGGAACTCGTCGTCTGGGAAATGACGATATTAGTGATGTATTGAAGCAAACCTTGGGTGCGTATGTAGCCCACAACGATGACGAAAATTTGCGTATAGAAGATGAATATAACTTCAATAAAGACGAGAACAAATATTTTGGTTTGCCAGAAGAACCAACAATGAGCGAGGGTGTCAAACGGATATTGTTTGGGAATCCGGAAGAACACCAATTTTTTGATAAAACCAACAGGTTCCGTGACATAGCTGAAATATTAGCGCGAGTAACTCACCCAAATAAAAGACGCGAAGTTGATATTAATATACCCAAAAATAAAAAAACGAAGATGGAAAATTCCAACCCACTAGAATTTAACAAAGGGGGCAAAGTTAAAATGCCTGCCAACTACTCAAAAGGCAACTGGAACCTAATATGATTGATGACATTGATGACTTATTAGACGGCGAACTTAGCGAAGGGGAACTCAGCGAAGGGGAGGTTGCTTTTGAGATTGAATCAGCTAACGGTAGCGATCCTCTGCTAGAGGGCGGCATTGAGATTATTCTAGTGGCCGAAGGTGAAGAAAATGATCTTTTCGAGGAACCTATAGAATTTCATGCCAATCTCGCTGAACACATGGAAGAGGATGAGCTTTCAGAATTTGCCGATGATTTATCTTCCTTAGTAGAAGCTGACATTACTAGCCGCCAAGACTGGGTTGATACCTATATAGAAGGTCTTAAAATATTAGGACTTAAATACGAAGAACGCTCTGAGCCGTGGGAAGGCGCGTGTGGCGTTAACTCAACCCTGTTGGCCGAAGCGGTTATCCGGTTCCAAGCCGAGACCATGAGTGAGACCTTCCCTGCTAGTGGGCCAGTCAAAACAAAAATTATTGGAAAAGAAACTAAACAGAAGGTTGACGCAGCAGAACGTGTTAAGACTGATATGAACTATCAGTTGACCGAAGTTATGTATGAGTACCGACCAGAGCATGAACGAATGCTGTGGGCGTTGGGCCTGTCGGGGTCAGCTTTTAAGAAAGTCTACAATGATCCCCAGAAGATGCGCCAAACGGCAGTTTACATTCCTGCTGAAGAAGTTATTGTTCCCTACGGAGCGTCTAACATAGAAGATGCCGAGCGTGTGACCCACGTAATGCGTAAGACCAAGAACGAGTTGGCTATGTTGCAAGACAGCGGATTTTATCGTGACGTTGATTTAGGTGAGCCTGAAATATTTCATAGTGATCTTGAAGAAAAGAAAGCAGAGGACGCAGGTTTCACTGTAAATGAAGATGATCGCTACGCCTTTTATGAAATTCACGTTGAGATGGTTATTGAGGGATTTGATGACCGTGACGGATTAGCTGTACCTTATGTGGTTACTATTGATAAAGGTACTAATGAAGTGCTGGCAATACGCCGAAACTGGAATGAAGAAGACCCTCTGTACAACAAACGTCAACATTTTGTACATTATTGCTACATCCCCGGCTTTGGTTTCTACGGTTTGGGTCTAATCCACGTTGTTGGTGGGTATGCACAGGCTGGGACAAGTATTATTCGTCAGTTGGTTGACGCGGGTACGCTATCCAACCTCCCCGGCGGTTTAAAGACGCGAGATTTAAGAAACAAAGGGGAAGACACACCCATTGCCCCCGGCGAGTGGAGGGATGTTGACGTTGGATCGGGAAGTTTGCGAGACAACATCATGCCGCTTCCTTATAAAGAACCTAGCGCAACACTGGCAGGTTTGTTAGACACGATAACGCAAGAAGGTCGCAGGTTAGGTGCTATAAGTGACATGAATGTGTCAGACATGAGCGCAAATGCCCCCGTGGGTACGACATTAGCTTTGTTAGAGCGCACGTTAAAGCCTATGGCCGCTGTTCAGTCGCGCGTTCACTACGCGATGAAGGGCGAGTTTAAACTGATTAAAGCACTGATTGCTGAAAACGCTCCGCAGCATTACGACTACGACCCAGCTACAGGTGAGATAAACGCGGTACAGGACGATTACTTGATGGTTGAAGTGATTCCTGTGTCTGACCCCAACAGCTCAACAATGGCGCAGCGGGTTGTGCAGTACCAAACAGTTTTACAAATGTCAGAGAAAGCCCCTGAGATTTATGACCTACCTCAGTTACACCGACAGATGATAGAAGTAATAGGTGTTAAGAACGCTGACAAGCTCATACCTTTATCCGAGGACGCTGAACCACAAGACCCTGTGACTGAAAACATGGGTGTTCTTATAGGTGACCCGATTAAAGCGTTTATTCAACAAGACCACAAGGCTCACATTGCCGCTCATCAGGCGTTTATGCAAGACCCTAACATTGCCGCAACTATAGGTCAGAACCCGCAAGCACAAAAGATTATGGCTGCGTTACAGGCACACATCGCAGAGCATCTAGGTTTCTCTTACCGCAGTGACATCGCTGCTAAACTGGGTGTTGATTTACCTGCACCGGGGGAGAAGCTACCTACAGAAATAGAAAACCTTTTGTCTCGCGTAGTTGCCGATGCTGGAACGCAGGTAGCAGAGCAGCATAAGAAGGAAGCCGCACAGAAACAACAGCAACAACAAGCGCAACAAGCGGCACAAGACCCCAACTTAAAAATAGCACAAGAAGCTGAGAAAACTAAGCGCATGGAAGTTGAACGCAAATCTGCTAAAGATCAGGCTGAAATGCAGTTGAGCATGAACGATCAACAACTTAAAGCACAGAAAAATCAGGCTGAAATGCAGTTGAGCATGAACGATCAACAACTTAAAGCACAGAAAAATCAAGCTGATGCACAGTTAGGTAAACGTGAGCAACAACGCAAACAAGGAAAAGATGTTGTAGATTCTGAATTAAGATTAGAGGAAATCGCTGAACAGCGCAGAAATAGTCAAATGGAAGCACAACGCTCTAACGAGCAGCTAAGTAATGAAAGGAAGGAATTGGACAGGCGTGTAGATATAGACGCTTTGCGAGTATTACTGGATAGGAATAAAAATGCCAACAAGTAAACCAGCTAAAGGTAAAGCAAAAGTTAAAATAACCTCTAGTGGAAAAAAGGTTAGCTATGGGCAAGCAGGGAAAGCAAAAGGAGGTGGTTCCCGTGTAAAAGCAGGGACTTCCAAAGGAGACAGTTACTGCGCCCGAAGTTTAGGCATTAAGAAAGGTTTGTCAAAAGAAAAACAAAGCAATCCCAATACACCTAACAACTTATCACGAAAAAGATGGAAGTGTAGCGGAGCGAAGTCGAGGAAATAAGCCAATGGTAAGTGTAACAGAGGCAGTGGCAATTAAACTTAACGATTCAATTGAAGCGTTAGAGCAAACCCTAAGTCGTTGTGGCTGTAAAAGCTATGACGAATATAGGCATGTGTGCGGCCAGATTCAAGGTCTACGGACTGCACTCAGTATCCAACAAGACCTTTTGCGATTACAGGAAGAAAACGATGAGTGATGGTTCTTTAGGAAACATTAAACCCTTAAACCTAACCCCCGAAAAAACGGAAGCTGAGTTAGAATCTCAAATTCCCAAACCTGTTGGTTACCACGTTCTTGTGGCTATGCCAAAGGTAGAGAGCACCTACGGGGATTCTGACCTTATTAAGTCAACCAAGACTATGCACCATGAGTCGATTCTGTCGATGGTAGGTATCGTGCTGGATATGGGAGATTTGGCTTACAGCGACAAAGATAGGTTCCCTACAGGCCCGTGGTGCCAAGAAGGGGATTATGTCATGTTTCGCATGAATAGCGGGACTCGTTTTAAGGTTGACGGTCAAGAGTTTAGACTGATGAATGACGATAGTATTGAAGCTATTGTTGTTGATCCTAACGCCATTACTAACGTCTAAGGAGAATATCATGGCATTTGAAAAAGTAGAATTTAACTTTCCTACCGAGGAAAAGGACGATGATTTAGAAATTGAGTCGTCCAGCGCTGTTGAATTGGATGCAGAAATACCTATTGATGTGGAAATTGTTGATGACACTCCCGAGGTGGATCGAAACCGCACTAAGTCTAAGCCACCTAGCGATGTTACCGATAGTGAATTAGATCAGTATTCTGAAAAAGTAGCTAATAGAATTAAGCACATTAGTAAGGGCTACCATGACGAGCGGCGAGAAAAAGAAAAGGTCTTACGAGAGCGAGGTGAGCTAGAAAGCTACACCCGCAACCTAATGACCGAGAATGAAAAACTGCGTCAAAATGTAGGTAAAAGTCAGGCCACCATGTTTAGTCAGGCTAAAATAGCTGTGGGACGCGACATGGAAAAAGCCAAAGCTGACTACAAAAGTGCTTATGAAGCGGGAGATGCTGATAAATTAGTGGAAGCGCAAGCAAAAATAAGCGCTGTGACCCTACGAATTGATAAATTAGCTCAAATTAAACAACCTGCTTTACAAAACAATAAAAATCAGGTACAACAACAGCAACAGCAACAGCAGCAGCAGCAGTACGCGCAACAGCAACAGCAGCAGCAGCAGCAGCAGCAGTACGCGCA